CCCACGGGACCGTGTCAGGGTTCGGGTTTGTGCGGTATCGGTAGTAGCCGTCGGTCGGCAGTTTGGGCAGACCAGCGTAGGAGTGCCGGAACTTCCCATTGGCTGTATAGCCGTAGGACATGGCCTCCTCCTGGTAGTCAACATCCATCGCATACTCGCACTCCGCCCACACAAAGTCGGCGGGGAACAGGTCCTTTACGCCGGTCTCCGGGTTCTTTCTGGCAAACTGCTTTGCCTGCGGAACATCTCCCAGATGCCAGCCGGGGCGGAACGCCAGGCTGCCCTTGGCAGCGTTGGTGCCTTTTCCTCCTGCCTGCACTTGGGCGCGCCCAGTCTTGGACGGAGGGGCGGCCAGCCCAACATCCGCATCCAGCCACACACCCACAGGTGTCCCAGCACCGCCGGGGTTTGCCACCATCGGGGGGTAAAGCTGTCCATTCTTGGCGTAGAACACCTTGTAGGCGACGCCGGTTTTCTTGGGCGGGTCCTTTTCGCGCAGGGAGTAGCGGGTGTTTACGTCGGAGAACTCCACCCGCTGCTCCTGCTCCGTAAGTGCGTGCGCCTGCACACTCGCAGCCTCCAGCGCCTCGCCCCACAGCCGCGCAGCCTCCTCCAGTGTAGAGAGGTCCACACCAAACGCATCGGCGGAAGCCTGGTTCTGTGCGGTTTTCCCCTTGAACAGCGATTTGACTTTTGCGATGAAGTCCCGGATGGCGTTCAAGAGTTTCTGGGCCACGGTCTTGTTTTCCCTGGCGAGCTTGTGGAACTGTTCCGGGTCCTCCGTCAGCGCCTCAGTGAAGTCCGCCGCGATCTCGTCCATAGCCTGCTCTGTGGTGAGGTTCACGCCGCTGTCGGCATACCGCCCTTTGTACTGCTCAATCAGGGATGCGCTGGAGCCGTCCCGTTCGGCCAGGGCGTTAACGGCGTAGTCTCGGTACTTTCGATATTCCGCCGGGGCCAGCTCCTGCATCCGATGGGTGATCTCATGCTTTGCCACCACAGCGCCCGGGTTTTCTGCGTCCTCCGCAATATGGATGATGCCGTTGGCGTACCAGCCGTTGGCCCCGCCTGCGCCGGTGGCAGCAGACATCTGGATTTTTACGCCAACAGCACGGGCCAGATTATTGTAGTAGGTGACGGTGGCCTTGGGCAGGGTGTTGGCGTGGTTATCCACGATGAACCCGGCCTCGTCACCGTACACGGCAGCAGATGGGACCGCCGCTTTTTCTGCGGCCAGGGATGCCGCTGCGTCATTCTGCCCGGCGACATAGGCCGCATACTTCTGCGCCGCACTGAGCTGCGCGCCGTACTCGCTGCGGACCTTGCCAATGTCCATGCCGGAAATGCCCGCCTCGTAGTAGGAGGCGAACCCGGCGTAGAAGGTGTCTGCGCTCACGCTCCCGTCGTAGGTCGCCCGCAGCGCCTTGGCCCCGCGCTCGCCCAGGGACGCCGCAGCGCTCTGTACCCGGCGGATGTCATAAGCCTGGGCTGCCATAGGCCGCCGCTGCGCAGGGACGCTCTGGGGCGCAGCGGGGGAGGGGGCAGTTCGCTCCATGTCCGTTTCCACGCTGGCCTCCGTGGTGGCCGTGCTGCGGCTTGCAAGGGTCTCAACAGCTGCTTTCACAGCCTTGCGGCGCTGCGCCTTGCTCATGTCGTCCGCCAGTGACAGTCCCGCGTCCTGGGCCAGGGTGCGCACAGCGCTGGGATTGCCCAGAATGTCGGTGGCTGTGTTGTTGGTCACGCCGCCCTTTCGGGCAACTTCATCGGCGGCCCGCAGCAGCAGGTCGTCGCTGTTCTCCTCTGCGTCGATGGCCTGCACGTTGGCCTGGTACAGATGCCCCAGCTCCGCGTTGGTGACGGTTTCTCCGGCGTCGAGCTTCTGCTGGAGCTGTTGGGCCAGCTGATAACTCCGGGTGGAGGGGTCGCTGGCAAGTCCCTCCTGGATGGTGGCGAGTACAACATCATCGCCCATGGCAGCGAAGTCCTTGCCGGTCTGCTGTGCGCTGTACTCATTCAGCCCTGCGTTGATGCCGATGCCCGCTCCAGACATCGCGCCGCCGGAGATCGCGCCGCCCAGGAAGTCCAGGCCCATCATCTCCACCTGGTCCAGCAGGGCGCGACGGAACGCAGACTTTTCGTCCATGCCCGCCTCCTGATAGGCTGCGATAGACTGCTGCCACTCGCTCTTATCCTTGGCAATAAGAACATCGGCCACCAGGTTGATAAGGTCGCTCCCCACTTCCTCGCTGCCCTCGGCCAGGGTGTTCTTGAGGAGGTAACCCATAGCATTTTTGCCCAGAGAGGTCGTGTCCAGCAGCGCGTCCAGGCTTACCTTTTCCGTCACGATCTCCGCAGCGCCCGCGATGGTGCCCAGGGCAAACGCCTGGTCATCGGAGAGGCCCCGGTCCTTGGCGGCAATGGTGGTGTCAGCCGCAGCGCCCGTCCCCATGATGCCCAGGGTCAGCGCGCTGTTGCCGCCGGTGATGGCGGTATTGAACAAGAAGTCGCCCATGCTCATGCCGGTCTGGTAGGCAAAGCTGCCCACGCCGCCCCAGTTCTGCTCCACGATGTCGTTCACCTGGCTGCGGATGGCGCTGTTGATATAGCTGAATTTGTTGTAGCCCTCGTTCTGGTCGATTTCCCCGTCCGCCGTGTAGTCGGCAAACTGCCCCAGATAGGAAAGGCCCTTGAGCGGGCTTTCCACCACACTGAACACAGAGGACCCGACCGGGTGCTCCTTGGCGTAAGCGGCCCATTCCTCCTCGGCCTTGGCCCGCTGGCGGTAGTTAAGGTCGGATGTCAGGTAGTCGATGTACTCATACGCAGCTTCCGGGCTTTCCGTGGCGTAGATATAGTTGAAGATGGCAATTTCGTCATCCGTCATCTCGCCTCGCTCGCTGCTGTCCAGCCCCAGGAGGGACGCACTGCTCTGGATGTCGGCAAGCATCTGCCGGTCCCGGGCCGTCTGGTTTCGGTTGATGTAGTCGTAGTTGATGTCCCCGAAGCCACTGTTGGAATAGGTGCCCGTCCAGGCGTTGAATTTCTCCGTCCCGGGCTGGTAGGTAGAGACATACCGGCTCTTTTCCGCAAAGTCCGCAGCATCGGACAGCGCGGCATATTCTTTGCCCCGCTTGTAGTGGTCGTAGTCCTTCTCGTCCTCAAACTGGGACCAGAAATCATATACGCTGTCCAGCCCGCCCTTGAGGTCCCCCATGTACTTTTCGCCCTGGTTCAACGCAGACAGGACGCTCTCCACAGCTTCGTCGCCGTAGAGGCCCCTGTTATTTTCAAAGTAGCTGCGGTAGATATTGGCCCGCCCGCGCATGACCTCCATGCTGTTCTCAGCCTCAGAACGGTATTTGTCCATGGACTGCTTGCTCTGATAAGCGCCCTCGCGCCCAGCAAAGTCCCCGCTCATACGCCGGGAGAAGTCGTTCATGTCCTCCAGCCAGCGGTTAAAGCCCTGTTCTTTATCCAGCACAGTCCAATCAGAACCGCCATAGGCGCTTGTTCCGAACTGCTGGTCAATAGCCCCTGCCCGCTCTGCCGCTTTTTTGGTCAGGAAATTGCTGGCTCTGGTAACGGGAGCGCCATTTCCGCCTCCATTGGTGACTCGCTCCGGCACAGCGGCGGATGGACGCAGGGAGGCGGAGCCGCCGTATGAGGCGGCCCCGTAGCGCTCGTCTGCCTTTTTTGCCTGCTGCTCCGCTTTTCGTTTCAGAAAGCTGCTTGCCATACCATGGCCCTCCCTTACTTCTTGTTGTCCGCCCAGGTGTAGCGGATGGTCCCGTCTTTGTTGATGGTCTCCTTGATCTTGCCGCTCTCAACGTAGTTGTAGACCTCCTGATAGCTGAACCGCCCGTGTCCGGGAATGTAAATCCAGCTGTCTCCGTGGCGGTTTTCGATGGTGTAGTCCTCCGTGCCGTCGCTGTCACCCTTGTTCTTCATCCACTCGGCGTAATAGTCCGCCATCTTTCCGGCCTGGGTCGTGTTGTACCCGGCGGTCAACAGCCAGGCATAGGCATCGCCCTCGCTGCGGATACCCGCGTCATACATCCCGGCGTAGACGTCCTTGTTGCCGGTTCCGCCCTTGTTGCCGCCGCCGGAGGAAGAGCTGCTTCCTTTCCGCGTTCCGCTCACAGAGGCGCGCTGTGCCTTGTCGTATGCAGTCTTGAGGTTCTTGATCTCCGCGTCCGTATATCCCAGGGCCTTGTACCCGGAGAAGTCGCCCGCCGCTGCGAGGGTCTGAGCCTTGGCAAGGGCCTGGTTATACTCCTTTTCGCTGGTGTACTGGCTGCGCTCCCAGGCGGTCTCGTCCTCATACCGCTTGTCCGCGATGTCGTCCCGGCCCACCTGATAGTTCCACTCGTTGTTGTAGCGGTTGTCCGAAATCTGGTCTCGATGCACGCCGTAATCGAAATTGCGGTCCGTGTTCCACTGGCCCAGCAGGTCCGTGTACTTGGCGTAGTCGCCCTGCTCCAGCGCCATGAGCATTTCCAGGTTGGCCCGCATCTCGTTCCCCTCGTCCTGGTACATGGAGTAGGCCAGCTGCCGCAGCTCCGGGATTTTATCTGCCAGGGCGGACATATACCCGTCGTAGGTCTGCTGCGCTGCGCTACTCGCATAGCTGCTTGCAAGGCCGCCAGTGCGGGCGCTGACCTGCCCCAGCGTGTCCTGCATAGCCCGCTCTCCGTTGCGGGTGTAGCTCTCCTTGTACTGCTGATAGGTGGGGTCCTTCTCCGGGTCATAGGTGAACGCCTCCCGGCCCAAAATCTGCGCCGTCAGGTCGTCGATCTGGCCCTGGTAGCGGCTGGTGTAGGACGGGGCGCTGCCGTAAGAGAAACCGCCGCGCCCGCCGCCAGCTCCGCCTCCATCGCCCCACGGGGAGAGGTCGCTTGCGATAAACTTGCTGCCGTCCTGTCCGCCGGAGTAGCCATACTTCCCGCGCACCCGCTCCACATAATCGTGGGCCTCCGCCCAGGAGATTTTGCCGCTTGCGGCCATGTCCCGCAGCTCCGCCGCGCTTTTCAGTTCCGCGTCGGTGAAATAGTTCTGGTCATAGGACGAACCGCCGTAACTGCCGCGGTCAGAGGACCCCTTCACGCTGTCCGCGCTCTGGGCGGCCTTGCTCTTTTCCGTACCGGCAAAGTGGTCGCTTTTATAGTTGGTCGCTTTGGTGGCGTACCCGTTTTCGTCATAGGTGATGTTGTACCCGCCTTTGGAGACGGTCTTGCCCGCCAGGTCCTTGTCGCGGGACATATCAGGCCCTCTTGCCATGTTCGTTTACCCCCTTTACGTTGTGCCCTTCTGCTCCAGCGCCGAAACGCGGGCGGCCAGGCGGTTGACGTCGTTCCCCAGGCCGGAAAGGCTGCTCTGCACGCCGGACATCGCGCTGCTCAGTGTTGCGACGCGCTCCCCCTGGGAGGAGATGCTTTGCTGCATCGTCTCCTGGTTCTTTTTGATCTGCCCCAGCATAAAGTCCAGGTTCTCTTGCAGGTTCCTGGTGTAGCTGCACAGGGCCTTGACCGTTCCCGCCACATCGTTTCGGTCATAGGACGGCGGGTTTCCCGGTAGTGTCGTTGCCATGCGCTCGCCCCTCTCTTAATATTCACTGCCCACAGTGAAGTCACGGACCAGGCTCTTGATAAGACATGGGCCTTTGCCGGACAGCCGGATGCGGAAGTTGTCGCACCGTACCGGCAGGATGGGGATTTGCAGGGTCTTGGCCCGCTCGTTGTGGGCGGCGAATACCTGCCGGAACGGTCCGTCATCCACGCTGATCTCCGCCTTGAGCCAGGACCCGGCCTCCAGGTCCGCCCGCAGGTACAGCTTGGAGTAGCCCTTCCGCCCGTGGGTGGTCTCGTCCATCTTGCAGAGGGTGGCGCTCCACGGGATGCGCCCCTCCTCGGAATAGTCCTGCCCGGTTTTCATCAGCTTGCCGGTCCCGCCGTCCAGGTAGTACAGCACGCCGTCCAGCAGGGCAAAGTCTGTTGCGTGGGTCCCGTCCTCCCGCAGCCACACGCCCCGCATCGTGTCGAACACATAGAGGTTCCAGTTTCCCTTGCTGTCCCGCATGGAGATGTAGTAGCGCTCTCCGTCTGTCCCGGCCACAGCATCGTCGAAGCGCCTGGTCCCAAAGTTCTCGCTGATAAGCTCCGGCGTTCCGCCGGTGTAGGCGTACACGCCGCCCCGCCCCTTGTAGAACAGGGTCTCATTGATGATGCACAGGCTTTTCTCGCTGCCCTCCTGCACGCCGGGCACGGTATAGGTGTAGATTTCATACTGGGCCGGATAGTTGCCCAGGACCTTATGCACGCAGTCCTCTTTCCAGAAGAGAACCGTGCTGCCGTAGGCCACGCACCCGGTAAAGGCCCCGTCCGTACCAACCGCCACGGCGTAGCTGTCCGTGGATAGGCCGTCGTAGACGTAGAAGTTGGTCGGGTCGCCCAGGGCAGAGGCCCAGATCGTGGTCCCCTCCGCGCCCCAGATGCGGTTGTCGCACTCGCAGATGCAGGTGAGGTCCGGCACCTTCCGCTCCATCAGCACGGTGCCCGCCTCGGCCCCGGCTTTGAAAATATCTTTATCAAAGGTCAGCGTCCGCCCGGACAGGGAGCGGATGATATGGCTGCCGTTGTTGCTGGCATAAGTTGTGCAGCCGGTGATCTCGATTGCATCCCCGGCCTTGAAAACGTCCTTGAACTCCGGGTACTTGTGCAGCAGCGCCTCGTGCATGATATAGGTGATTTGATAGGTCCCGTCGCTCTGCTTGGCGCTGCTCTGGACCACCATGTACTCCTTGGCGGTGTCGCACTTGTGCTGGATAAGGTCCCCGTTTTTCAGTTTGTCCGGCGTGGTCGCAGACCCGCCGCTCATGGTCAGCTTTCCGTTGCCCTTGTCGATGCTGGCCCCGGTGTAGACCGTGATGGAGGTATTTGCGGCCACCCCGGACAGGGTGTAGCTTTCGGTCTCCGCCTGGTCGATATAACTCTGCTCCGGCACGGTCAGAGTGTTGGTGGTAAAGGTGACATTTCCGGCATACCCGCTGTACTCCGCCGCCAGGTTCCCGAACTTGTCCTCCTTGGTGTCGTAGTACACCTTGTCCGGGAAGATCACGATTTTGGTGTTGATGGTGGCAAACTGCTTTTCTCCGGCGGTGACGGTCCCAACCTTCCGCCCGTCGTATAGAAAGTCCTTTCCGTCCACCACGCACAGCTTCCCCCGGGCATACAGCCCCGTGGGGGCCTGATACTTTCCGGCGCTGGCCCGCCCGTCCCGCTGGCACAGGTAGGGGAACCGTGTGGAGGAGAGGTTCACGCTCTCCTCCAGCTCGCCCTCGCCGCCGCTGTCCTGGTAATTCACGCCGCCGAAGGTGACGATCTGCCGGGAGGCTTTTCGGTTGGTCCCGTTCAGATAGGGTAGCTTCATCTCCTCACCTCCAGTCAAAATACATTCTTGTAATAGCCCGCGCCGATGGGCGCATGGCTGCGGTGGTAGGCTTTCTTCCACTCGTCCAGCGCCGTGTTGTAGGCCAGGGCGCTGTTGTTGTAGTTGTCCAGCTCCCGCAGGTAGAAGTCGGACTTGCTCATAAGATACAGGTCATACAGCCCGTCGTAGGGCGCGGGCACCAGCAGCGGCTTGTCCCCGTCCTCCGGGTAGTTCCTTGGGTACTCCGGCAGCTCGCTCCACCGGCACACCTGGCAGGAGGAGCAGTCCATAGCACGGTCGTAAAAGATTTCCGTGCTGCCGCACACTGGGCATACGCCCGCCGGTCCGTGCAGTCCACTCCCGCTCGTCAGCCGGTGCCGCAGGATGACCTCCCGGTAGAGCTGCCCGTCCAGCTCCAGCAGCCACGCCGCCTTGGTCTCGTCGTCGATGGCGTCCGGCCTCGCCCGGTTCACCCGCTCCAGCACCTCGTTGATACTCGGCATCCCGCCGCCTCCTTTCTGTGTGGGGTCGGGCGGGGGAAATTTCCCCCGCCGCCCCCTGTGTGTTTCCTTCCCGTTAGGCCGCCTGGACCCACACGCCGTTGTTCTTCACATACAGCCCGCCGGTTTTGCCCGGTACGCTCTCAATCGTGTAGCAACCATCGCTGCCCGGAGCATCCGATACAACGATAGAAGATTTAAGATTAAAAGCGGGACGCGGGGCGAAGTACGCGCGGTAGACGTAGTTGCCGCGCACGGTGCCGCCGGTATCGATGAAGTACGCGTAGCCGACATTGGAGTACGGGGAGCGCAGGCCCCAGTAGACGGCGGTCGCCGTCTCGTCGAAGTAGGCAATGCGTTTGTTGTTGTCCGCGAAGTAGTCAAACTTCTTGCCCTCCGTCTGCCAGCCGCTCACCCCCGCCTCTGTGCAGGACAGGGCAAATCCCTTGCGGTAGATGGTGTGCAGCGTAGCCACGCCGTTGCCCTCCGCAACCACGATAGGCACCGGCACGATGCAGTCCCGGATTTCCGGGTCAAGCATCTGGGGCCACATCAGGTCGCAGAAGTTGTCCAGCAAGCAACCGATATAACGGTTTTTGTAGTCGTTGTCGTAGCTTGCCTCCCACTGACGTTCGTTAAAGGTATCCTTCCGAAGCATGGTGACGCC